CTCGGCCTTGACTCCGCAGCAACTCGCAACGCTGGCGGCCTCGATCACTAACGGTATTTCGGTGACCTGATGCCATCTATTTTCGATACGCCGCTTACCGGATACCGATTCGTCCAGACGCAGAACGGCGACTCGCTTCAGACCTTTGCCGCCCGCGTCATGGGGGATGCGTCGAATTGGGCTGTCCTTATCGGGATGAACGGCTTGATTCCGCCGTACCTGACGGACGATCCGGACTCGGTTGTAACTGGCGTCGTCCTGAATGGCTCATTCCTGAAAATCCCTGCGGCGACGGCGCCCCCGTCAACCGACCAGGACGACGTATTCAAGACGGACGCGCTACTGAACCCGGACGGCACTTTCGCGATTACAGAAAACGGTGACTTTGCGCTCGTATCTGGCGTTGCCAACCTCACGCAAGCCCTCGAAAACGCGCTCAACACCGACCAAGGTGAGCTGATCTATCACGGCGGCTACGGCTACCTCGGTCGCCGCTTGCTGGGCGCAAAGAACGGCCCCACTGCCGGGCTTCTCGCTGCCCGCTATGCGAAGCAGACCGTGTCGTCCGACTCGCGCATTTCGAGCGTGACCGACTCGACAGCGACGGTGGCCGGGACCGTCATCTCAACGATTGTGGAAGCCGAAACGATCGCCGGCACAAAGATTCCGCTCTCGACCGCGATCTCAAATTAGGGCACTGGCTCCAGAAGCTAACGGGGAACTTGAATGTTTCAGTTGAAAAATTTTGCGTCCATCGTCAATTCGATGGTGAACCGGATGAAGGCGACGCAGAGCAAGGTTACTGACTACAACGTCGGCGCCGTCGCGCGCACGCTCGTGGAAGCGCCGGCCGCAGAGATTGACGAGCTTTACCAGCAAATGTTCAACGGGCTGCAGGAAGCCATCCCGGTTGCGGTGTTCAACTCGTTTAACTTCCCAGCACTCCAGGCACAGTCAGCGTCCGGTCTTGTGCAGGTGACGATCGCCTCGCAGCCGACGGCTGTCTTGGTTTCGGCAGGCACGGCCTTCACGCCGACCGGGACGAGCAGCAACGTCTATCAGTCCGCGGCGGACGTGGTTATCCCGGCTGGAAGCACGACGGTCAATATTCAGGTTGCATGCACGGTCACGGGTTCGACTGGCAATTTGCCGCAGAATCAGACCTTCGCTCTGTCGCCACAACCTACCGGTTTCGTCGGCGCAGTAAATGCGAACTCGTTTGTCAATGGGCAGAACGCGGAAACGCCTGCCGAGCAGCTTATCCGTTTCAATAATTACATCTCGACTCTCGCTCGCGGGACCGTCGCGGCTCTGTCTTATGGTCTCTCCACCGTCAATCTGACGGATGCGATGGGGAACATCACGGAAAAGGTCGCGCTATCGCTGATTGACGAGCCATACACGTACGACGCTACAAAGCCGATAGCGCTTGTCAACTGCTACATCCACAACGGCGTGGGCGGCACGTCGGGAGCGCTGCTCGCGCAGGCGGTCAACGTCATCGCGGGCTACGTGAATGCACTGGGAACGAAGATCCCGGGGTATAAGGCCGCTGGCGTAAAGACGAACGTCTTTATCGCGACTGAGGTCCCGCTCCCGGTGACGGCCACGGTGACAATCGCGCCGGGATACGTGTGGAGCAACATCCAGCCGCTTGTTTCTGCCGCGATCTTCTCGTATCTGCAAGGACTGACCATCGGCAATAGCGGGAGCACTGTCGCCGGAACCGACCCCGTCGGAACGGCGGTGGCCGCTCAGATCAGCAAACTCGCCATGAACATCCCTGGAGTGACGAACTACGTTTCGGCATTCACCGACACGCTCGCGGAGACCGGCAATAAGAACATGCCGGGCACGATCACGCTGACTCAGGGGACCTAAATGCAGCTTACACAAACCCTGCTTGGCTACCTGAATCGCGTCTTTAACAAAGACCCGGCACGCGTGCTCGCCATGTCGTTCAACCACGTCTATCCGATGTCGTGGCAGGTGCAGGATGGCGTCCTGACGACGCAGGTTCTCGACGGCGGCTACGGCGCGAACCTGACTATTGACCTGACTCAGTACACGTTTGCTCAACTCGTCAACTATATCGCTGCACAGCCGGGCTACGTCACGCCATACCTCGCGCCGTCAATGGCTGGCATCTCTGCGGCTGCGCTTTTGGACGCATCCGGGAGCGTCACTCCGAGCGACCTGCCGCAGCCCATGTATGCCTACACGAGCGTGTTGTGGGCGTACCTCGAATGCAATGCTGCAGAACTCGAACTCGCTGCCGCGCAGATCGCGAACCTGCCGGCGGAAATGAGCACAACTACGGCCGATACGATTTGGCTCGATGTGCTGGGGACCTATTACAAAGTCCCGCGTAACCCGGGCGAAGAGGATTCGGCATACGGTCCCCGCATCATTGCAAGTGTGCTTCGCCCGATGAGCAATAACGTCGCAATGGAACTCGCCATTACGACGTTCACGGGCCAAGACACAACCGTTACGGACGTGGTGCTGCCAGGCGTGACGGGGAATGTCTATAACGCCGACTTCATCCATAACGGGGCTATCCTTTATGACGCGGTTTCGACGCCCGTCTACGGGCTGTTTGACGTTGAGTATGGCTACGACATTATCAACGGCCAAGACCCGACTACGTTCGCGCAAACCATCACAGCGCTCATCAACACGCTGCGCGCTGCCGGGGCACACCTGCGCGACCTATCGCTGATCGGATCGAACCTGAGCGATAGCCTGACGCCACCGACGGACTTGTTCTCGATGATCGAAGTAGTCGCTCCGTTCGCTGACTCGCTGACGCAGCCGACGGATTCGATGTCGGTTATTAGTGTCAAGTCGGTGCCGTTTGCGGACGCGCTCGTGCCGCCAGACGACACGGATGGAATGGTACTGAGCATTCAATACAACTACGCGTATAACGGCGTCCGGACGCATAACGGAATCGCTACCTATGACAGTGGAACGACGGAAGTAGACACGCTCTAATCGATGTGTCGTGACGCGAGACTGGTCCTCATCTACTAGAGAGGGTCAGTCTGACCATGCAACTTAATGAGCGTATCAAGCGCGCCCTTGCGGGCTTCGCGCTTCACGACACCCTGAAGCCGCCGACCGGCAGGCTGGTCTATGACGTTCGCCGCGGCGGCAAGCTCATTGAGCATGTTGACGACAACAACCTGATCGTTATCGGCTCGCAGCCCACGCACGCCGCGCTGCTCGGCGGAAACGTAGCGAACAACTCCGTCACCAAGTTCGGCGTCGGCACGAACGCGACCGCGCCAGTCTTCGGCAATACGGGCCTGACAGGTCAATACGCGAACGCGCTTACGGGCGTGAGCTATCCGGCCAGCAACCAGGTCCAGTTCTCTTTCGCGATGGGCTCGGCAGACGTTTCCGCATTCGGCATGGCGATTTCCGAATTCGGCCTTCTGACTCAATCTGGCGTCCTGTACGCGCGCAAGACGCGCACGCAGCCCCTCAACTTTGCAAGCGATATCGCATTCAGCGGTACGTGGACCATTTCCTTCTAAGGGGTGAAGCGTGACCGCTGCCGTACTTCCGGAAATTAATAATTACGACCTTACGGTCTACCAGATTCAGCTTTCCGATCCGGTGCAGGGATACAACCCCGCCAATCCGAACACCGCGGCGAATCAGGGGCTGTCAAACCAAGCCGCGCTGAATCTCGCGAACCGCACGAACTGGCTTTACAACACCATCAATAGCATCCTCGATGGGGGTGTCGTTCCGACCGGTCTCGCGCCGCTGCTTAGCCCGGAATTTGAGGGAACCCCGACTGCGCCTACCGCGCCGCTCGGTGACAACTCGCTGAAGCTGTCCACGACTGCGTTTGTGCAGGGCACTCTTGCTGGCGTGCTCGCGCTGAGCGTCGCGGGTGGCACGAACGTGGCCCTGAGCGCCGTGCAGGCTGGTAACGGCATCCTGAATTTCACTGGCGGTCTGACGGCGAACATTGCAGTCATCCTGCCGAGCACGTCGGGCAAGTGGATCGTTGCAAACAACACGACTGGCGCGTTCTCGCTGACGGTGAAGACCGCGGCGGGGACTGGTGTGGCCGTGACGCAGGGCAAGTTCGTTGAGATCTTCGGCGACGGCACGAACGTCTATCTCGCGACGAACGACTTCTCGAATATCCAGCTTACGGGCGTATCTACTTCGACCACGCCTCCTGTCGGCGATCAGACGACGAAGATTGCGACGACGGCATTCGCATACCAACTGAAGAACGGCGTTATCCCTGTCCCGGTCGGCGGCGGTGCAAACGTCGCCCTGACGCCCGCGCAGTACGGCAACGGGATTCTGCTATTGCAGGGCGCTCTGACGGCGGCCATCGAGGTCATCATCCCGGCGCAGGGCGGCCAGTACGTGGTTGCAAATGAAACCACTGGCGCGTTCGGTTTGACGATGGGCTGCGGTGGCGCTGGCACGACGGCGACCATCCCGCAAGGGCAGTCGGTTATTGTCTACTGCGACGGCACGAACACCGTTCTGGCGGGCGCTGCATCGTCTAGCTCGTTCGCTATCCACACCTTCACGGCGACGGCGGCACAGACCACGTTTGCCTGCTCGTACACGCCCGGCAACATCCTCGTCATCCAGAACGGATCGACGCTCGGCGCGACGGACTTCACGGCGACCGACGGTGCGAACGTAGTTCTGGCGACTGGCGCTAAAGTTGGCGACGGAGTCCAGGTAATCGCCTTCGCATCCTTCACGGTCGCCAACGCCGTGACGACCTCCGGCGCGACGATGATCGGCCCGATGAACCTAGTCGGCGGCGATACCGGCGTGACCGCAGCCCAGTTCGATGCAACTACGAAGTTGTCAACGAACGCTTTCGTGCAGCGTGCGCTTGGGAACTTTTCGAATCAGCCGCAATACAACACGAGCCAAGTCCTTAGTCCGGCGCAAGCAGGGAATCTGATCGTTGCGTACGGAACCGCCACGATGGGATTTACTCTTCCCCTCACTTCGACGGTCCCTCTCGGGGCTGCATATTACTTTTGGTCGAATAACACCAACGCCAGCGGTGTCACGATCGCCTGTTCTGGTTCCGACGTTTTCCAGGTGAATAGCGGCACTTCGACTGCTATAGCAATCAGGTCTGGCGATTCGTTCTTCATCGCGAAGGGCGGAAATGGGCAATGGATTGCATTTGGCGGGACCTTGCAGCTTGGTTCTTCTAGTCCGTTCGCTGCATCCGTCACTGCCAACGGCTATCAGAAGCTCCCTAGCGGGCTAATTCTCCAGTGGGGAGTTTCCAGCAGCATGGTGGCTGGTGGCTTTGTCTCAGTAACGTTTCCTTTGGCCTTCCCAACCACTGTTTTAACGGGCGGGGCTTTCACTCCAATGTCGAGCGGAACCACTTCGACTCCCACGGCCGTAGGGGTGAATTACACCGGAAAAACAGGATTTACGCTTATTGCCCAAGGCCCCGGTGCTGTCGGTGCAACGCCATGGTTCGCATTGGGCTATTAAGGAAATATCATGAGCCAAAAATACGCACACCTTAACGCCGATCGCTTTGTCATCGGCTTCTATAGCGACGAGTGGCACGGTGATTCAATTCCCGCTGGCGCAGTCGCTATCGATGACGAACACCACGTCGAATTGCTTGAGGGGCAGTCCGCTGGCAAGCGCATGAAGCTGGATGACAAGGGCATGCCGCTTCTCGTTGATCCTGCGCCGCAGACTGTCGATGAACTCGCCGCGTCGATGCGCGTGCAACGCAATGCGGCTCTCGCAGAGAGCGATTGGCTTGTATCGCGTCACCAGGACGAATCGCTTTTCGCCGCGTCAACCACGTTGACGAAAGCGCAGGCCGCATCGCTCGGAGCGTACCGGAAGGCATTGCGCGATCTCCCGGCCTCGGAGGGCTTCCCTAGCGTCGCGCTGCCGGCTGCACCTGACTTCATTGGAGCCAAATAATGGGTACTCGCTCAGCAGTTCTCGCGGCACTCGCTGCGCTTCTCTCAGGTGACGGGGCGGGCAATGTACTGCTCGACCAGTCCCCGCCCCAGTTTGATAACTCGCTGAAGCTGGCGACCACTGCCGCAATGGTTCGGCAGGGTCTGCAAGCCTCGGGGATCTTCTCGTTCAATGTCAATACGGCATTGACAGCGGCTCATATGGGAGGCGTTGCTTATTCATATGGTGCAAGCGCATTAGCATTCAATCTTCCTCCCGCTGGGTCGTCTGCTTTCCCGTTGGGCTCCAAGATCAGCGTTTTGAATGCAGGGGCGCAGTCGCTGACGGTTACTCCTGTCGGCAGTGACAAAATTAATATCGGCGGCCTTACCCCTGCTAACGTCATTGTTCAACCCCAAGACACAGTTGATTTCACCTGGAACGGCGGGTCATGGTTCGTTACGGGTGGCAGCGCAATGTTGGCTAACTCGGGGCTGTTCGCTGCATCTTTAGGTACCACCGGATATCAAAAACTGCCTGGCGGTTTAATTATTCAGTGGGGTACGTCGACTGTCGCCTCAACCGGAACCGCCGTCACATTCCCGATTGCCTTCACGAATGCAACCCTCAACGCGGGGATCACTCTTTTTGGGTCTACTTCGGCGACGGTTGCCTATGCATCACTCAGTTCTATTTCTTCCAAAACCGGTATGACGCTTTACTGCAATACCGCCTCCCAGTCGGCACTTTGGTTTGCAATCGGATACTAATCATGGGTCAAAAATCCGCAGCATATAACGCGCAAGGCGCGATCACGGCATACTACGACTCGGTTGATAGTCCCGTTCCGGCTGGCGTCAATGCGATCGACATCACTGAAGCGCAATGGCAGACGTGTATTTCGACGCAAGGCTATACGGTGGAGAACGGCGTGCTTGTCGCGCCTGTTCCGCCGAACGAAGCAGAGTTGCTCGCTGCTGCGCAGGCGGCTCAATCCGCTGTTTTGTCGGCTGCCTGCGCAGCGGCCATCGTCGCTGGGTTCCAATCATCGGCGCTCGGAACTCCGTACACCTATCCGGCTAAGACGACGGACCAACAGAACCTCTCTGCTTCGATCATCGCGGCGCTACTCGCCAACGGTTCGGCCATGCCGTGGATGGCCGATACGGTGTTGGAGGCGGGGCAGATCGTTGCTACTGGCGGCCAGCTTTATACGTGCGTGGTTTCGGGTCCGACGGGTTCGGCAGCCCCGGCGTGGCCTACGGCGGCCGGTCGGATCGTCAATGACGGCGGGGCGCAGTGGGAACTCTGGACTACGCCGTTCTGGTGCGAAGACGCGGCTGGAAATTGGGCGTTTGTGAACCACACGTCGCCGCAGATTCAGAAGGTCGGCGTCGATGCGAAGCAGGCCATTCTCGCCAGCATGGCAACCAACGTTTATCTCGCAACGCAGGTCGCCGAAGCGACGACGGTTGCTGCTGTGCAAGCTATCGTTTGGCCGTAATCGTGACGTGAGGATGCACCTATGGCTCTCATAGGTGCATCCATGTCTCGATATCTCTGGAACCTCCTCCTGCTTCTGGATCAGTCCGTCAACACGGTCACTGGCCCGCTCTTGAACCTCATCCTGCGCCCTGTTGCTACGGCTCGCTTCGGCGCTCCCGGCGAAACGCTGTCGTCCGTATTCGGTAAGAACGTGGATGCGGACGCGTGCTCTGGCTGCAAATTAATTTGCAAGATCCTCAATCTGATTCAGTCCGGCCATTGCCAAAAAAGCATTGAACCGTATGAGGGTTCGGACGCTGATTCGTGATGTCAGCATGTAATTCAAGCCGCAGGGCGCCGATCAATCGCGCCCTGCCTTGACGACTTGCTTCCGGAACTTGAAATGGATTGGATCGCCTCATCGCCGTACGTTTGCCTCGCCCTGACTGCGGTTATGGGCGTGGGGGCTTATTTTTTTACCCGCCTCCAAAAGGAAGTGGACCGGCAACAAACGAAGGCTGAGACGCTGGACAAGAACTTCGAGAACGCCATGCTTGCGCTTCGGACGGACTTCTCGAATCAGATCAACACCGTGCGGAACGACTCCACAAATCAACTCAGCGCTCTCCGTGACAATCTCGCCTCTCACCGTCTCCACGTCGCTGAAACCTACGTGACAAATGACGGGCTCACGAAGGCCGTCTCGAACCTGAACACCACGATTGAACGGCTTATTGAAGTCGTAAATTCCAGCGCGCAGGAGACCCGCACAGTGGTCTCCGAAATGCATCGCCGCATCGATAGCAAGGCCGATAAATCATGATCCTGTCTATTGCAAATCTCCAAGCGGGATGCGGAGCCAATTCAGCCAACGCTGCCAAGTGGCTTTCTTTCATCCAGGCCGCGTGCGACGCGTACCAGATCAATACCCCGCTGCGCCTCGCTGCTTTCCTCGCGACTATCGGCGTCGAATCGGAATACCTGACGACGGCTCAGGAGAATCTCAATTACAGCGCTCAGGGTCTCGCCGACACGTGGCCGCACCTGTTTGCCATTAACGGAGCGCCGAACGTCCTGGCGAACCAATACGCGCACCAGCCTGTGAAGATCGCGAACACGGCCTATGCCAACGAAAACGGCAATGGGCCGGTGGCGAGTGGTGACGGATACAACTTCCGGGGGCAGGGCCTCATTCAACTGACGGGCCGCTCGAACTACTCGCTCGCGATGATGGGCTTGAGCCTTGATCTTCTGGAGCATCCGGAACTGCTGCAGATCCCAGCGAACGCAGCGCTCGTGTCCGGGTGGTTCTGGTCGAACGGGAATTTGAACGCGCTGGCCGATTCCAGGCAGTTCACGGCGATCTGCAAATACGTGAACTGCGGAAACCCGAATTCGCCCACCACGCCGAACAACATGCCTGAGCGCCTCGCGCTCTACGCCGCGGCATGCACGTCACTGGGGTGCTGATATGTGGGGATTCGTCAACCAGTTAATTCCGCGCTTCCCGCGTCTGGCGATGGTTATGCGGCATATCACCACGGAATCCGATGGTGAGTCGTATGACTTGGTCCGTGTTCTGGCGTTTGCCTTCGGTCTGAGTTTCGCCATTGGCGGCATGGGCGGCATTGGTTTGATCGTAGCGTGGGGCCTCTACCAGTTCATGCACCACACGCTCGATGTGGGGGTCTTCTCAACGGCCCTCGCGACATTTTTCGGGGCGTTCGCCGCAGGCTGCGCAACGCTTATCCCCGCCATCGGGTTCGCGCTCGCGAAGCGCGCGCAAGGTGAGGGGCCTAGTAAGCCTGATGACAGGGGTAATCAATGAGCATCATTTGGGGATTTATCGTTTCTCACTGGCTTCATGCGCTGATCGGCGGTGGCGTTACGACGCTGCTCGGAATCGGTCTGCGCGCGCTTGGCTGGCCGGCGATCGTGAAGTATTGGAAGGACATTGTTGTGTTCGTGCTCCTAGTTTTGACGCTTGTGTTCGTGCTGATGCTGTACATCAAGCTCAAGGACACGGAAGCAGACGAGGCGAAGTACAAGGCCAACTTCGAGACCATTCAAGGCCAAGCCGAGACGGTCAACGCCGACAACCTGAATCTCGTCAAGCAGTTGAACGCTCAGAGTGACTCGATCACTCAAGCCGCGCAGGACGCGCTCGCGGTGCAGGCGACTGCGAAGCTGGCTCTGGCCGCCGCGCAGGCGAAGCAGGCGGCGGACGCCGGGACGATTGCCAAGCTGCAGGCTCGTGCAGCAACGAACGAAGGGAGTTGCGACGATGAAATCACTATTTTGCGTTCTGGTTTGTAGCCTGCTGCTGGGGGCGTGCGGCGCTGCGCCGACGGCTCCCCCGCTGATGGACGTTAAAACCGTGCCCGTGACGAAGGAAGTTCCGGTCCCGTGCGTGCCCATGATCCCGCAACCGTCTCAGGCACTCCTGAATGACAACGACCTGCTCGCCGGGTCGGGGTCGCAGGTCGCGGATAAGTTGTGGATCGATCACAAGGTTCGTTCGGACTGGGATGCCGAACTGCTCGTCTTGGTGACGGGCTGCTCAAAACTACCGCCGCAGCCTGCCGCGCTCCAGTAGCGTCTGGCACTCGACGCACAAATGCCGCCCCATGGCACGACGCAGGGGCGGCAAACCCTCACCGCAGTCATCCTCCAGCGCAATGCCCTTCACGGGCTTAGCAGCGCGCCCGGTGCAAGTCGCCGGTCCATACTCCCAATCACCTTCTGCGAACGTCTGCGCGGCCTCGCGCGGCCTGTTATTGAGCGCCCAATCCATAGCCTCATGGTTCTGCGCAATGTCTTCCTGACTCATTCTCTTTCTGCCGTGTTGTGAGGCCCCGTGGCCTCTATCGTTATTCTGTGGTCCCGAATTATTCGGGTCTCAGGTATGCGTGTTTTAGCTCAGGGATCGATCGGGCTGTCTTGTATGCGGCACTAAGAGAAGTTGCCGGGACCGTGACGCGGGCCTCAATTTCAAGCGTGACCGCCCCGCGCGCCTCGCGCTTGGTGGCAATGATTACGAACGTCTTCATCCTTCAAATGCCCTCTTAATTTCCTTGGCATTCAGACCAGCCACAACGCATCCGGCTTCGGTCGCGTGGTAATACATCATGCCGCTCGGCGAGGTCTTGCCCTTTACTGCCAGCCCCGCGAACTCAAGGCGCTGCATGGCCTCATGGGCGGGGCCGCCGCTGGTCGCGTAATAGTTCCGGTATCCACGGTCGCGCTTCTTTACGTCTTCCGTTGCGCCGAGCATGTGCTTCAGCTTTTTCAAATCGTCTGGCTGTATCTTCATGGTTACTTGGCCTCGCGGTTGATTTGCGCGCGGATTCGGTCGATAAGCGGGGAGTTCGTGCGATTGCACAGCTTGACGAGGCAAGAGCGGCGCTTGTCATGGCGGTAGAACTGCACCGTGCCATCGGCCCATGCGCGACGTGTGTACGTTCCAGCGCCAACCTGGATATCGATTTGCTCAGTCATTACGGGGGTTTTTCTCTTCACGGCACGGCTCCTCGTTTCTGCGTGAAAAGAATAATACCCCATAAATCTGCGTCTAGGGAAGAATGCTGTACAAAAAAATGCACGCCGGGCGCGGGGCCTGCGGCGTGCATTTTCCTTCGCCCTTTTTACTGTCCCGCGAAGCTGGGTGGGTCGGCGGTATCCATCCATATTTGCCGCGCCAGCGCCTCAAGCAGGTCAGGCAGCCGCAGTTGCGTTTCGAGGTCGGCTTGCACCGAAAAGCCAGATCCTTTCTCACCGTCGATCACCAGGACGAGTGCGCCGGCCGCGCCAGCTTCCTCGCGCACGATCGTGCAGAGGCGGTCGTATTTCCCGTGGTCTATCATTTGAGGAAATGCTGCATGACGCCGGTCGCCAGAATGAGCGTGAAGCCGACCGCGTACAGCTTGTTGCTCAGGCGAGCCTCGGCAGCGTCGATATCAGCCTTGGTCGCGACGTGATCGCCGAGCGCATCGTTGAGCGCTTCGGCTATGGCATCGGCCTGTTTTGGGTCCATGGTCTCGCGCAGGCGCTTCGCGAGTTTGAGCGTGTCGATGATGGCTGCTGTCATGATGTTTTATTCAAATTTGACATAATTTAAGTTATCAACAAATTAGGGCACAATCATTCGAGCGGTCTAATTAGCGCCTTTATTCTCAATCGGTCTTCGCTCGTCGCCTCGGATTCCACCAGCGACAGCCACATGAAATACGCGCCGAACGCCCAATCGCGCTTCATGATCTTACTGCTCTGACTGATTTCCTTATCGACTTCAGCCATCGACTTGGTGATCTGCCGCTCAACCTCGGCCGTCAGTTCTTCATAGCTCCACGTTCTCAGGCCCATCGCCGCCTCTCAGTTGCTGGGTGAACGACACCACCAGGATTGCATGTAGGCGATGCCAGAGACTATCTCGAACCCCGTGAGCACGAACCCGTTCGGCCCCATCCACGATAACGCCACATCATGCAACTCTGGAAACGGCTGGCGCACGTTCATTTCTGGAATTTGAAACCGCGCAATGCTCGTGGATCGGTTGAGGTACTCGGACACCTCACTCACCACGACCATGTCGCCAGTGGCTGACTGAGCCGTTTGGACTTCCTGATGCGACAGTGCTCTGCCAAGCCGGAACCGCGGGGTCACCTTGTAAATCATCGCGCGTCTCAGTAGTTTGAGTCCAGCCACGCTTTGGCCCAATCGACCCCTCGCGTTCTGGCGGCA